AAGGGTTTTGATGAAAACAAATCTGATTTTGCTACTCCTCTTTATTGGTTAACTCAAAACAATGGTTCTTTATGGGAGCCAACTTCAATAATTGTTATCCATCACGCTAATAAAAATGGTGGATTTAGAGGTACTTCTGCTATCAGAGATGGTGTAGATGAAACTTGGGCTTTAAAGAAACCAACTGATGATCTCGTAGGCAGAGTTGGTAGTAACGCTCGAATTATAGAAGTTGAAAAATCTCGTATCGGTAGATCAGGTCTTTCCTTAATTATGAAGATGGAAGATGATCTTACATACAGTATATCTGACTTCACACCAGAAATTGCATCTCAAGATAATACACCAGCTAATATCACAGATAAAATTTTACAGAGAATGAGATCAGTACACCCCGAAACGCGTTCCAAATACGATCTTTTATATGATCCCTTGATTGGTGGTAAAACAGGAACTATAAGAAAATCACTCCAAAGATTAGAGAAAAGAGGTCTTATAGAATTTGTAGAAGAAACTAAAGAAGGTAAAAAGTATAGAGCTATCCTCGCACGGGGGGAAGCCGTGGACACTGTCCCACCTACATTAAATGATACTGATACCAATACAACTGGGTCGGGACATACTGATGGGACAGTTGAAGGTTGTCCCACTGATGAATTATTTGCTAACCATGAGGATTGGGCTTTCGTAGAAGATGGGACACAAGAAGCGTAACAGCTTTGTCCCACCCCTCTTGTCCCATCGTAAATCTAGGTTATAACAGAGATTAAAGCGTTTGGGACATTTCGGACGCTATCCCCCCGCACGAGGCTAATGGAAAAAGATCCAAGAGACATAGTTATCGAAAACTTAATGAAAGAAGTTAAGTTTGCTATGACAAGAGATATTGTTACTATTACCGAAAATCTAAAAGCCTTTAGAGAAATACGAGCTGGTAAGCAAGCAAAACGCAAAGCTAAACGAGTTGCATTTAATAATCGTTGGAGAAAATCTGACACTCCTATAACATGGTAGTATAATGAAAGAAACGCTAGTTTATGACACCAGTAAAAGAAACCAAAGAATACAATCGCATCTTTAGAAAAGTATTATTTCAAGTACTTATAGACCCTACAAGAGGTAAATTATTCAAAGATTTATGTGAAGCAAGAGGTGAAAAGGCAAGTGCTGTTTTGAGAAATCTTGCGTACCAATACGCTGAAGCTCATGCAGATGGAGAAGATTATAAAGATGCAGAGTCAGAAGACATGAGACTTATGAACAAAGCACAAGAAAGTCGTATCGCTAACGGATTTAATTGGACGAAGAAGTGCGAGGACTAAGAATGTTAGATACCTTTGCGGGTATCGGTGGTTTTTCTTACGCTGCTACTAAACTGGTAGGAGGATATAGAACTACACAATTTATTGAAATTGATCCATTTTGCCAAAAGATTCTTAAAAAACATTTTCCATTCACTCCAATCCATGATGACATCAGAACATTCACAGCTATCCCTGGACAATATGATGTCATCTGCGGAGGCTTTCCCTGTCAATCAATTTCAGTGGCAGGAAATAGAGCAGGAATCACAGAAGAATCCAGATCAGGTATCTTTTACGAACTCATGCGAGTCATACGCATGGTTCGACCAAGATTCGTTGTCTTGGAAAACGTGGCAGCGATCCTTAATAATGGATTGGACATCGTTCTCGGAGAGCTTTCCCAAGCAGGGTACGATGCAGAATGGTCAGTTATATCTGCGAGTTCATTGGGAGCCTGCCACAGACGTTCAAGGTGGTGGTGTGTTGCCTACACCAACGACTATGGATCACCTACCTCCTCGATCAGTGGACTCGATGATCAAGCAAACAACGATTCATCGGAAAGGTCGTACCAAGTTAGCCAATCTTCGAGAAGCAGTGAATCCAAAGACAGTAGAGTTGTTCAATCATCTACAAAGCCTTCCAACTCCAACAGCAAGAGACTACAAAGGCAGAACTTCAACGAAATGGAACGAGAAATATGGTCCAAAGGTAATACCAGACGTCTTGACCCAAACTGGCGATCATATGTCAGTAAGCCCATACTTCCTAGAGGAAGTCATGGGTTATCCAATAGGGTGGACAGAACTAAAGCATTAGGTAACTCTGTCGTTCCACAGGTGGCTGCGATACCATTACAACGTGTACATGATCTTTATTACAATGAATAAATTAAAAACTTTAAAATTAAATAGAATATCAAACTTAGAAAAAAAACTTATAGATCAAGATTTAAGAGGATATGATCATTATGTTTTTATTGACGGTAATCGAAAAGCTCAATTAATTACTAATGGTAAATGGGTTACAGAATTTATTAGAACTGCTGTTGTAAAACACAATGCTTTAGTATGTGAAGTTTTGCATATGCGTGAAGAAGATTTTTCAGAGCAAGAACTTAAGGATTTTGAGGACGGTTTGCTTTCATAATTTTTTCTACTTGTTTCATAACCATAAATTGATGAAAAAGAAACAATAATTTATTTAAACCTTTTGCTTTTACTATTTTTTCTTCAACCATTTTTCTTGCTTCTTGTTCGGCTAAACGTGATAATGCTGAAGAAAGAACAGCATCTATTTTGACTTGATTTCTTACTAAATCACAACAAAATGCTTTTATTTTATCAGTATCATTAGACTTCATAATCTCTCGACATCTCAACTCTGTAGAAAGTTCTACTTCAGCTGGTGGAGATTCAAAAATTACCTGAAAAAAACTGTCTTTCATTTTGGTAAAGAAGATACAGGTCTACCAGGAAACAGTTGTTCTTCTAAGAAATCAACCGCTTGATCATCAAGATTATTTGAGGTCTGCTTACAAATGGCTCTTAATAGGTCTACCACTAACTGTTTGCAGGCTGACGTAGAAAGGAACTTTAAAAGTAAAGGTTTTAAAATTTTAAGCATCTTAGTTTATGTGTTACTTCCCAAACATAGCTACTTTGCTAGTATTAGACAAGAATCTTAATTTTCATGGTTGAAGAACAAGAAGAAAAAGAGGGCACGGATTGGGGAGAAATCTTTGGTCATGCTGTCCGATTTATGATTCTTTGCTGGTCTTTAGCGATGATGACTCTTGGATACATGGATAAGATCCGAAACGATGGAGCGTTTTTAGCTGGCTTGACCAGTGGAGTCCTCGGTTCATACGGTATCTCCGTTAACAAAAAGAAACCCACAAACGCTGCTAAAATAGTTGATAACAAGGACACTAACGTAGGTATTAAATGAAAAAACTACTTCCTTTTATATTTCTTGTATCCGCACCAGCTTATGCGGACATGAATCATTCCATATCATCTAGCGTAAAGTTTGAATCACTTTCAGCAGCTAGTACGGCTGATAAAATTGGTTCTAGTTACAGCATCTCAGGTAATAATGTCACAACTGTTGACTCTAACTCAGCAGCTACATTAGGCGGTTTTGGATCTGTGACTAATGGCGTACCAGCAGTAACTTTTCCCTCTGCTACGCAAGCGACCAGTGGCGAAGCCTTCAGCTTTTCTACTAGCTATTTAGAAGGAGATGCCACACCAGGTAGTGCAGTTACAGTCGGTACTGTGCCAAACTTCAGTGATTTGACCTCAACTTCTGCGGGATCTGTAGGTACAGCAGCAGTAGCACTAGATAACCACAATATTACAATGACACCAGGAACAGGAACAGGTATCGTAATGACAGGTCAGTTTGTTGTTGATCTTACTATCGAATGAGGAGGTTACTTCTTCTTGGCTTTGTTATATCTTCTCCTTGTTACGCTGTGCCAGTTATACCTAATTTTACGCAAGGAAGTTCCACAAGTCGAACAGAAACTTCCACAATTATTACAGAATCTATACGAACAACAGAATATAATTCTGGGTTCTTGTATTCAGTTACGGGATCAGGAATACAGCATGATGGATCTTCTATATCTCCAACAGCTACTACTGTCAACGAAACTATAAACGGAACTACTCATACATGGCAGGGATTAAATCTAGATCAACGACCAAACTGGACTCAAACAAATCAGGGAGATGCCTTTCAATTTACAGAAGTTTATCAAGCACCTGGAATGGAATCTGTAACCGACATAACCCGAACAATAGAAAGTACAAGCGTCACAGATACCACAACTATCTTCTCGCAATAACTTTAGTAAGTAATCCAGTATTTGCTAATGTGTCAAACACAAGTGCTCCTGTAGCACAGAGTTCATCGAGCGTGTCAAACTTCGCCACACAGGTTTTGGGCGGGCCAATGGTAGAAAATCAGTACGGAAATGGGATAGTTTGCTCTGGTCCACAAATGGGATTTAGCCCGTTTGTCACTACAACATTTAACCAAAGACGACCTCAAGACTATACTTATCAAACTCCCGTTTATGATCCAACAGACGCAGATAATGATGGAGTACCTGACAATCCAGGAAACATACTTTACTATCAGGAAAATTATAGTGGTAACAAAGATTCTCTAGGACTAAACTTTGGATTTGCATTTACATTCAATATTCCGTTAGATAAACGATTTCAAGACTCTTGCCTCGATGCAGCTAATACCCAAATAAAACTACAAAAACAAGAACTAAATGCAAAAATGCTTAATTATGAAATAGCAAGGTTAAAAAATTGCGGAGAGTTGATGTTAGCTGGAATTTATTTCGATCCTAAAAGTGAGTACGCAAAATTATGTGAAGGAGTCCGTATCGCTCCAAAACCTAATCAAGTTATACCGCACACTCACAAACTTGAAATTGGGCAGTAGGCAAGCACGGTTAGACTTGCCCACCTAGACGCCCTATCCATTGCCTTGGCGAATAGGGTATTTTTATTTTACATTATCTTTTTTCTTTGTAAGTTTTTTAAATAGATTTTTTATGAGAGGTTTGACAATATTAAGCAGTAGTGGAGTAGTGGCAGCAACAGTAGCAATAGCAGCAGTGCTAACAAGCTGTGGAGGATTCGGTATGTATTGCTCGATGAATTTAACGTCTTCATACAGAGTTATACATTTACTACCATCTTCGCTTCTTTTATGCCCTATAACACGTTCCAGCTTAAATTCGTTACGATAATCTCCAACTCTTTGATCATTTGAACCAGGGCAAGCAACAAAAAGCGGATCATCTTTTTTCTTTTTTGGTTCGTATTTAGGCGGTTCTACTGTTTGAGGTACAAACTCTTCCGTTTTATTGGGGGTTTCTGTTTTAACATACTTAAGTTGGTTGGGGTTATACTCCAAAGGTTCAAAGCTAGGAATACTGAAGTTGCCACATTCTGTATATGTTCCATATTCATCTTTATCACTATCAATGAGACTTGTAAGATTATTTCGATGAACTCTTACACAACCAGGAATATCTACAACAGGTTTATTTATGTAATTTACTGTTGGATTATTAAACTTCCATATTGGTATTTCGTGTATTTGAATCTCGTTTATTTCAAAACGAGGTATTTCACTCATTTCTTAGGCAAAGGTATAGATGAACCTGTCACATTAGGCATTACATTATCTAAAACTTTTGGCATAGCACCTTGTACGTTTCCGAGTATTTCATTCATAACTTGAGATTTAAAATCCTCTGATGTTACATATTTGTATCCAAGATAAGCTCCACCACTCATAGAAGCTACCATAACAAATGAGATAATACTCAAAACATTGGCTATTTTTTGAAACATGATTAAAGAAGCATTAATTAAGGCTTGTGCACCTATTTCTTTGATGGTGCTTTTTCTGATTGTTGGCCTAGCTCCACTGTACCTGATGGCTGGTTTGTTGACTCGTTCTTTCTCAACAACAACTCCCCAAACTGAATCCCGCCCGATAAAGCCTTAATATTTGTATCTGCTTCATCGAGAACTTTTTTTGCATGATCTCTAGTTTTAGTTTGTTTTGCTAACTCTTCCTTCCATTCGAGTAGTTGTTTTTCTGTAATACTTTTCATAATTTAACTATATGGTGATGTTCCTAACATATCTATATTCCATTGTGCTTTCAATTCAGCATCAGTTGTTGCTGCATCTATAGCACTATCAGCAGGAGCATCTCTTAACGCTTGTTTTTTTGCCACGATAGCACTTGTATCTGCTGAAGTTTCTAAAGCACGCTGAAATTCAATATCAAGTTCTGCAAGTTTATCTACCCTTACAGCCCTAATATTATTTTTATGTATCTCTTTGGCTTTCGCCATGTCAATTCCAAAGCCCATAATAATTAAGGTGTATAAGTCCAGGCGTCCCTAAAACTTTTATCTGTAGGAACGTCAGTTGCATTTATAATATAAGATGTTTTCCCTGCTGGCACATCTTTAGCCTGTATTTCTTCAACAGTTAGTCCACAATTATCTGTTGGAGTCATGATGGCAACATTACCATCGTCATCTATGTAAATAATTTTTTTGTCAGAATTAGCCATTAGTCGTTTTCACAGAATAAAATTCCAATATCACGACTGGATTGCGTGATACCACTTGGACTTGATGATACTATATTAAATCTTTGACTAGAAGTTGAAGTGTAACTTGAATCAAATGCAACACCACTGTAATTAGTTGATGTATAAACAGCCATACCATTCGTACCACTAACACCAGCAGTAGCAGAAACAGTACAGTAGTTTGAACTACTCATATTTGTTGAAAAATTTACAGTAATTTGACCTGTAGCATGGTTTGTTACTGAACTGACGTTAAAACTGTCATCAACAGCATTACTTACATCATCATATTTTACAAATGCTTTTACTGCATTGTCTCCAAAATATGCCATTATCCGACCTCCTGTAATACGAATTTATACATTTTACCATTTCTGTTATTAATCAAGTAAAGATCCTCGATACCTTCTTGTATTGTAAAGTCGCCCCAAGAATTGTCAATTTGGTTCGCACCACCTTTATTACTTAAGTGTAAATCGTTTGTAAATACATCAGACCATCTATTTGAAGAAGTACCTAAAGATCTAGTGTTGTTGCCATCAGGTTTAACTTGATGAGTAATTAAATCGCCAGTTAGCTCTCCACCAGATAAAGGTAAACCGCTTGATGGTAAATTTGTAAGATTTGCACCGCTTATAGCTGGTAATGTTGCTGGAAAACGTCCATCAGGTATTGTACCAGAATTAAGATTTGAAGCGTTACCAGCAGTAAAACCACCAGATGTTCCAGTAGTGTCTTGGTTAAGTGTACCAACAACGAAATCTATAGTGCCATCGCTATCTTGATAAGTTACTGTTATGCCTGTTTCGGTATTACCTGTCAGCATACCCCCAACAATATCTTGTACCTGTTCATTGGTTAAAGTTGCTGTTATATACCCTGCTCCATTAGTAATCGCATTGTTATTTAGAGAAATATTTGCAGTTCCATCAAAACTAACCCCTGCAATGGTTCTGGCAGTTTGCAAAGCTGTTGCTGTTGCTGCGTTACCAGTGCAAGATCCTGATGATCCAGACGTATTTCCAGTGACGTTTCCAGTTAAAGATGCAACAACTGTATCAACTGTTAGAGTATTTGAACTTGGATTGTAGACAAATTTGTCATCAGAAGAATCACAACCAATAGTTCTACCCGCACCGACATTATTTGTAGTGAATAAAACTCTAAGGTCAGAATTAGTACTTACACCAGAAACATCAACACCATCAGCAGTCGCAGCGTTTCCAGTAGTATCTTGATTTCCAGTAGTATTTACACCAGGAAGATTTATATTTCCTGTTCCATCAAACGATACTCCACCGATATTTCGTGCGGTTTCAAGGGCTGTTGCAGTAGCAGCATTTCCTGTTGTGTCCTGGTTAAGTGTTCCTACAACAAAATCTAAAGTGCCATCACCATCTTGGTAAGTTACAGTAATTCCTGTTTCGGTATTTCCAGTTACCATGCCTCCCACAATATCTTGGACTTGTTCATTTGTAAGAGTCGCAGTTATAAACCCTGCTCCATTGGTAAGCTGGTTTGTATTTGTTACATTAGTAGCTCCATCAGCTACATTTAGCATCGTGCGTAAATTAGCTGGTGTTATTTCTTCAATCACCCCTGCACCACTAGAATCTCTGCCTAAAATTCTATTTGTTGCTGATACATTTTGAATTTTTGCATAAGTAACTACCCCATTGTCTATAGTAAAAGTCGCTCCACTACTTGAAACTGTAATATCACCTTTATCACCATCAGATATTCCACCACCAGAAATTTCAGCTACAGAATTATCATCTTTTTTTGTAAATAATTTACCTGTATCTGTTCTGATTGCAATTTCACCGACAACTAAATCACTTGCAGTTGGATCGCTGCCAGAACCTCTTTTTAGTTTAATTTCGTTAGCCATGAGCTTTTACCTCCTAGCTCTAGTATGAACCGCCATCTATGTTAAAACTAGAGGCACTTTCATCTTCTAAAAATGTAACTAGATCAGATAATGCAACTTGTTTCATTGTTCCAGCGTCATTACAAATAAACCTGTCTGCTGCTGCTAAAGTTGTTGCCGAAGCTGCCGTTCCACCATCAATCAAGTTTATTTCAGCAGTCGTAGCTGTAACTCCATCAAGAATATTTAATTCTGTCGCAGTAGATGTAACTCCATCTAAAATATTTAATTCCGAAGTCGTTGCGGTTACTCCGTCCATAATATTTAATTCTGAAGCAGTAGCAGTTACTCCATCTAAAATATTTAGTTCAGAGGCGGTTGCAGTAACACCATCTAAAATATTGAGTTCAGCAGTTGAAACAGTAGCTCCATCTAATATTGCAATTTCTGTTGAAGTCAAAGCGGCTAAAGCGGCAGATCCACCTGATTGGCAGGAAGATAAGTTTGTTAAGTCTGTAGCAGATGCCTGTGCTCCTAATGACGCTCTAGCAGTTGCACCAGACTCAAGAACAAAGTTAGATCCATCTCCAACAATAAAATTACTGTCTGTTGGAGTAAGGCCAGCTATATCACTAAGTTGTGCATCGAAAGCCTGTACATTTGTTCCGATTGCTAATCCTAAAGCAGTTCTAGCTGCACTTGCACTTGTAGCACCCGTTCCACCATCGCCAATCGCAAGTGTTCCCGTTATAGAACTAGCAGCAAGATCAACAGCAATTTCAGAAGACTCAATAACAAGTCCACCATTTGATTTAAGATCAGCAGATAAAGTATTACCAGATTTTTCTAAACCATTTCCTGCTGTAATTTGACCAGCACCAGAAAACTGTGAAAATACAAGGTTATTAGTTCCTACTACAGCAGATCCTTTGTTAGAAGTACAAACAAAACCATTTTCAGCATTTACTGTTCCTTGTTCTATAAAAACAAACGCACCAGCAGCGTCAGCACCAGTTGCTAAATCATCTGCTCTAGTTGGAGCACCAGAAGCATTGACTATATAAATACCGTTCTCTGTCTGAGTACTTTGGTCTTTGATAAGTATTCTGTCATTAGTTGATAAAGAAACACCATCAATAGTTGAACCATTAGCAAAAGCAGAAGCTAACGTCCCATTTGCAGTAGTTGTGGCGACCACAGAATCTTTGACATCTAATCCTTGAGCGACTCCGTCTACATAACCTTTATTTGCAGCATCAGCATCAGCAGTGGGATCTGCTAAGTTTGTTATTTTTTGTGAATTTAAAGATACAGCAGCAGCAGGAGCAGCCATTTCTGCAAGTGTGTTGGTGCGTACACCAGTATCAAAATCAGATATCTTTGTGTGTGCTATTGAAGGAATATCATCGCTTACTAATGCTCTAAATGTAGGTGCAGCAGCACTTCCAGTTGTAGGGCCAGCTAATACAATATTTGCGTTTCTAGTTGTTGCCTTATCAAAAAATGCTCCCTTACCACCAATAGGAATAATACTTGTAGCCGAGCCTCCTGCTCCCCCTGTACCCGTACCATAGATTAGAACTTCATCGCCTTCTCTAAAAGCAACTTCAGCGTTTTCTAATGATCCTGGGTTTGATGATCCAGTAGATCTTTTAATTCTAATTGTATTAGCCATCAGAAATTACCTCCGTCTACGAGTGTTAATTTAGTAGTAGTTGAATCTGCTTTAAATGTACCACTAGATGAGTCGAAAAACACTATTGCTCCATCTACTTTATTGGAGTCATCTAAAGTGGTTCCACTTGTTGCAAAAGCAGGACCTTGTGGTCCTTGAGTTGTGATTTCTACTGTTGTAACGTCAGAAACCTGACTAACAGTTACGGAATTTGGACTACTCATGCTGTGTAACCTTCACTTATAAATAGTTTACCCTCTAAATAATAAAATTTGTTACCACCTGGTTCTGTTAGTAATACGTCATAAAACAAAATACTTGGAGTAAAAGTTGCAGTATCAGTATCGGATAGAGAAATATCAACAATTCCTCCTGATCTATTGGTATAAGCAACTGTCCAATCTGCATATTTTGTAGATCTCGACTCATCATAAACTTGTGCGGCCACAGTATATCCAGTTAAATCTATAGCTGATCCAGTAGAATCTTTAAATGTTAGTCTGATAGGAAAATCTGCTCTTCTATCAACAGTAAAATTCTTTTTTCCTGGAATAATTGCCATAGCTTTAGTCTACCTCTGTAAGATTAAATTTGTATTTTTTACCATTTCTTCTGTTAATTAAATAAAGATTTTCCTCACCTTCTTGAATTTTATAAGAACCCCAAGTTCCGTCAATATCATTTTTACCGCCTTCGTTTGACAGATCAAGGTCAGCAGTAAAAATATCTCTCCACCTCAAGCTCGTAGAGCCTAAATCGTGAGCATTATTAGTTGCTGGTGTTAATTGACCTAAACCAGCAAAACTTGTTTGCGTTCCTCCCAAAGCTACACTTGTACTTCCTATTGTTATAGTGTTTGAACTGGCTAATGCTATTGTTCCATCTGAATCAGGTAGAGTTATGGTTCGATTTGAAGTAACTGAAGCTGGTGCTTTTATAGTTATATAATTAGTTCCATTTGAACTTGCTTCGCTAAATCTTATTTCATTCTCATCATTTAAAGTTATTCCATTCGCATCAAATATCATTTGTTCAGTACCCGAAGAACTAAATCCCATAATATTTGCAGATTTTCTAAATAAACCTAAATCTGTATCTGTATCAAAAGATAAAGCAGGAGTTGAAGCACTATTAGAGTCATCAATCAAAAGCTGACCTGTCATAGTTCCACCCGCTACAGGTAGTAAGCCTAAATTTGCTGTATCTATATTTCCTATTTCTGTAAAACCACCATTACTTGAGTTTCTTATTTTTAAAATATTGGAAGTCGTATTAAGAAAAGGCATGCCAGCTACACATTGGCTTGTAGCTAAATCAGATGATTTTGAATTACTTGATTGGATTGCAGCAAAAACAGCATTTAAATCTGTTCTTACATTTGCTCCTGAAGCATTCTCGATTGTGTAATTTGTAACGTCAGCCACAGTTAAATACTATTTTCCTCCATGTTAACCTCCTTTGCCGAAACCAAC